AAAAATATTACTACGAAAAGAATGAGGTTTTAAGTAAGGTCGCAAAAGAGAAACAAAAAGAAGAAAAGACTCCAGTGCCAACCGAACAAGAATTAATGAAGCAAGCAATTGATACGGCTAATGAATATGCTAATCAGATTAGATACTGCGAAAAGAATGATAAAAAATTTACGTTTATCGCTGGAGGTTTGTCAATTCTATTTGATTACTTGGAACAATTTAAGATTCCGACCATATCCAAAGAAGAACGAATTGAACTTTGGAATAAATACGCTGGTATTCAGGACATTGAAGAAAGAAAAATGCATTGCAAAACTCAAGGGTATATTAAATTTGTCAATAATTTAGTTACATTTGATTGTTATATTGATAATGATGGAACTATTAAACCAAACGAATAATGACAATTCCTGAGAGATATCATGTTTTGTCAATTGAAAGCGATATGACTTACGACTGGTTATTAAATAAACATTATGCCAAACGTATCCCAAGTATATCTTATGCCTTTGGTTTATACGAAGATGTTAGATTGGTAGGAATAATGACAATAGGTAAGCCAGCGAGTCCAAGTTTATGCGATGGTATTTGTGGCAAAGAAAATAGCCAGTATGTTTATGAATTAAATCGGTTATGTGTAAATGATGGATTAGAAAAAAATACTTTGAGTTTCTTTGTATCGCAATGTTTAAAAATGATTAAAGAGAATATGATTCTTGTTAGCTATGCAGATACATCAATGAATCATAACGGTTATATTTATCAAGCCACTAATTGGATTTACACTGGAGCTTCTAAAGAAAGGACTGATATTGGTTTTGAAGATGGAACTCATTCACGACATTACGATAAAAATATAGATTATTCGATTAGAAAATTTAGAAGTTCAAAACATCGTTATATTTTTTTTATAGGTAAATTTAAAAAGCAATTTTTTAAGAGTTTAAATTACAATATTGAATCTTATCCGAAAGGAGAAAACAAAAAGTACGATTCAAGTTATCAACCAAAAGTCCAACTTAACTTATTTTAAAATGAAAAGAAAACTAATTTACGGAACTGCGATGGCATTAATTTGCTACGCTTACTATTATGCTCTGAAAAATAATCAGACAATACAAAAAAATAATGAGCCAAAGTGGGTATTCGGAATTTCCGAATCTGAGGATATCTACACGGATACAATCGATTTAAGGTTATACACAAGTCACGGAAGATTAAAACAAAAATAAAATGAAGATTACTGCAACAAAAGTTAAAAGAATTCTTGAGAAGGTATATGGTTGGGAATTTTCAGAATTAGATAATGAAAAATTTATGACCGAAGAATTAATTAAAGATACAATGAAAGTAATTAATGAAATTTTAATTTCACAAGGTCAAAAACAATTTATAAAATGATAACTAAAAAAACAAAGTTAAGCCTGGAAACTGATGGGAAGATTATTTCGGTTGAGTTTGACCATATTGATGTTGGCTTGGATGATTACTTCCAGGCGCTTAAAACTTTATTAGTTGGGGCAACGTTTACCGAAACTCAGTTTGAGCATTGTATAATCGATGAAGCTGAAGTGATTGGAGAATATCTGCATAACAACAAACACGATTGACAATTTGCAGTAAAATGTAAAATATGTTTAATGTTATTGTTGGTAAAATCCGACATTAAATAAGAAAATGTTACATAATGAGGGATATATTCGACAAATTATCTTACAAAATTGGTAGTATTAATACTGATATTATATGCAAAAGGGTATAATATTGCACAATGTTATACCTTTTATATGCACAAAGGTATAATTTAAAGCTATAACTTGACAAATGTAGATAAAAAGTAAATCTATAACTTGAAAATGAGAAACGAACACGAACATAAACTCCAGGTTGCAATTTGTAAATGGTTAGATTGGACACAGGACTTTTACTATTATGCCATTCCTAACGGAGGGGCAAGGCATAGGCTGGTTGCAATCAAATTAAAGATGGAAGGCGCTAAGGCTGGAGTTGCTGATATGTTTTGGATGATTTCAAATAAGAAGTGGAAAGGATTATTTGTTGAAGTTAAGATTGACAAAGGAACTCAGCAACCAAATCAAAAAGCATTTGAATCGATAGCCATTAATCACGGCTATTATTATGCGATTGTACGAAGCATTGAGGATTGTGAAAGTTTAATTCGTAGATTTAAAGCAGATGAAATTTGAGCGAGAATTATAAAAAGGCTATTGAGTGGATTACAATGAGATTACAACGACCTACGATTCAAGTAGTTATCGAAGGCGCAACGTATTTAGATTTAAATTATAGCCTTGAAATAAACCTAAATCGGATTAAAAATCAAAACGGCTCATCATTACCAGCATACCGACAAACAAAAAAAATTAAGGATTATTTGGAATTACACAAACTTTAATGTAAACTTTGCAAATGGTACATAAGATTAGTTATCAGGGAGTTATCAAAGAAGAGGTCAATCATCCTGAGCATTATCAGGGTAATGGCATTGAGGTTATTGACATAATAGATGCTTTCGACCTTAATTTTAATCTTGGCAATTCAATTAAATACATACTGCGAGCCGACAAGAAAGGATTTAAAAAGAAAGATTTAGATAAAGCAGTTTGGTATTTGAATCGGGAACTCGAAAAGTGGAAAGGTTAATTTGGGAAGCCATTGCGGTAGGAATTATCGAGGTGGCTTTTATCGTTTATTTTATTTTTGAGATAATCAGAAAATCAAAAGAATGACCAGGTCGCAAATCATTGAGGAACTTTATAATTCAAAGGAGATTAAACAAGCCTTAATGAAAATGCACCCAGCAAATTTAAGAGAAGAACTTAAGCAAGAAATGTTTTTAAATCTTTGCTCTATAACCGAAGATAAATTTTGGTCGATATACAATAACAACGGAAGCAACGGATTAAAGTTTTGGCTTGTCAGATGTATGCTAAATATGATTTATAGTACTGGAATGAATCAGCCATTCTTTAGGCATTTTAGAGCCAAGTACGAATCGATTGATGGCTTAGAAGAGTTAGTGCAGATTGAGGATGAATCTAAGGAATACAAAGAAAAGCTATTTAATCGAGTGGAGGTAGCAAGAAAAGAATTATCCTGGTATGAAGATATGCTTCTCGATACTTATGTCGAATTAAATTTTAATCAAACTGAGATTTCGAGAAAGACTGGCATTCCGTATATGTCAATAGTCAAAACGATTTCAAACATTAAAAAGAAAATAAGGGATGAAGCCTGAAGAGAAAGCTAAAAGTTTGTTAACGAATGCACTTTATTTTTGTGGGAATAAAGTATTTGCTTTTGAATTAGCGCTTTATATTTGTTCATTAATTCTTGAGCAGAAACTTAAAGCAGATGACCAAGCATACTGGAGTTTAGTTAAGGATGAAATTTATCAAACAAACAAATGATAACTATAATCGCAGCCGTTTCTTTTGCAGTATTTTTTACAATGACCAATTTATATCAGTCATTCGGATTAAACTTTAAACCGTTTAGTTGCACTCCTTGTCTAAGTACCTGGTCCGCAATCGTTTTAATTGTAGTTCCTATTGAGTTACAAGAATGGATTGCAATCGTATTTAGTTCAGGTATATTGGGAGCAGTCCTTTATAGATTAATTAATAAGCTATGATTTCTATAAAAGATAACGGTGCAAAAGAATATGCAAAAGATTTATTTGATAGTTTTTATTATATTATACCATCATTTCCTTTACCAATAGATGACCATTTAGCTAAAGAATGTGCATTAATAGCAATAGATAAAATTTTACAAGAAACTGCTAATGAGGAAGATGAATATGAACCATTTTTTATTTTAGTTCGAGAAGAAATATTAAAACTATGACCGAGCAAGACTTAGCATTTATAGAAGCAAATATTATAAACTTTGAAGCAGTCGCTTTGGGGTTTACTAAAAACATTGACCGAGAAGTACTTGAAGAATATGCGAATCTATATCGCAAATATGTCAACAAGGATTTTAATTTTAATTCGTGGTGTGGCTCTTGCGTATTTGATATGCTCAAAAG